TTCAATACCAATGTTCAAAGAGGCATTGAGTAGATTGATAGTACCAATAACATTCGCTTCTAGAAATGGGCGATAGTTTGCAATACTATTATCTACATGACTCTCTGCTGCAAAGTGCCAGATCTTTTTAGGTTTATACTTCTCAAACAGAAACAAGACGTGATCCTCATTAGAGATATCACACCACTCAAAAGCAAACTGCCTGCTCTTAGGTATATACCCAAGATTACCAGCGTATGTCAGATTGTCTAGGACAACAATCGGTTCAGAAGTCTTCTTGGATAAAAAATGTAAGAAGTTACTTCCAATAAAACCGGCACCGCCGGTCACCATGTAGGTCATATTAGCATGTCTAGTAGGGGCATTCTTTCTGTACGACCGTAATCATCTTCCAGTCGTACAATGTCACGTTCTTTACAGGTACCACGTTGAACTTCAAAGAACGTTAGTCCTTGATCGTGTGCTTTTGCACGATGCCGCTGTTCAATGCCGATGGTAAAGGTAGAACCAGGATGACATTCTACCTCACAGTTTCCCTGTGTAATAAGACCAGAACCTTCTATGACAATCCAGTGCTCTGTTCTATGTCTATGGAATTGGAGAGAAAATCTTTGCCCTGGCTCAAGATGAATTTTCTTTACTAAGAAATCATCACCTCTTTCAAGTAATTCAAACCAACCCCAGGGTCGGTATTCTCTCACTGCATAACCCCCGTATTCATCAGGTCATACTCAAGCTTGTCTATTACCACGTTGTAATCTTTGTCCTTGTCTCCGTAAAAGTCAAACTCTGCTTCTTGTTTGTAATGACTGATGAGTTCATCGTAAAGGGAAGGGTGGTCGTACTCTAGATCTACCTTGTCCTGAACTGCATCCACCAGGTGGTGGGTAACATTCTTGAACTTGGCGAGAAACTGTCCTCTAGACATTGCTGGTATGGTAACGATATTATTATATGCGATCAAACACCTCTTGTCAAGAAGGAATCGTATTTGTTATGGGTAATAACGTTGATGTTGATCGCGATCCGATAGTCCTTGGTTTTTGAAGGTAACGGAGAGTGATAATAAGTAGCGGGGAAAACTAAAAGTTCGCCCTCTACTGGACTATGTATGTGTTTTTCGCCATCGATTAGAAAAACAATATCCCCAGAGTCTTTAGGTTTCTTCATATAGAATACTGTAGATAAATCCCGCGATATTTTTTCTGAAATGTGGTTGTGCAAGACACTCACACTTCTCTCCTCATTAGACACATATGCCCAACAACTTGATGCAAACTTGTCAGGTATTATTGCAGCAGGATATAACTTCCTAACCTCAGAGACTACTATGTCAAACAAAGGTTGAAAGTATTTCAGGTTACTAGGTACTATATCAAATACGTATTGTCCCTGTGCGTAGTTTTTCTTACTCCACTTGTGTTGCAGTATCAGTTTACGGCATAGATCAGTATCGATCCAGTCAGTGCTGATATTGGTGTAATGTATTGAGTCTGAGAAATCAACGCTCTTCAAAGTTTAGTTTCCTCACCTTACGATTCCTACGCTCTTCTTGGAACGCAAGATCTTGTCGGGTAAATCCTTGCCGATTTTCTTTCTTGGTAATGTAAGTAACCAAATCAAGATCCATAGCAGTGATTACATCCCTACGGATTGAAGCGGCGTTAGGACAACCACAGAATACAGGTTTACCCTCATAATTTAGTTCAACACCACATTGTAGGCATTGAATACTAATGTTAGTCATTGCTCTTACAGAAAATTTGTACGGACATTCTTACTTGTGCTTTTTCTCCACCGATTATGGGTGTTACAGCATGTCTTTCGTGATTATTATTTACTATCAGCATGTTCTCTACAGGAGAGATACTCTTTAGTTCGTCAGTGTCTTTGTCTTTCCACATAAAGACTCCACCCAACTCAGGTATCCATGTATTCAAATACAAAGTACCGCCTGCATCATTAGCACCATCATTATGCCAGTTGATACCTGAACCAGGTAACCACACATGATAATTTACATTTGTGATTGGACTACAGAAGTAATCGTTTAGCGATACCTTGATCTCATTGATGACTTCTGCCGATGGTTTTGTGGATAAACAGTAATTACGCATTCCCTTAGTAAGGGAGTGCCCCCATTTCCATTTACTAAAACCCCATACATCCAGTTTCTGGCGAGCATGAATCTCTCCAATACATTTCGCCACCAAGTCCGAAGATACTGCATCATGAATGAGTTGCATTGGCAATTTCTTCCAAGTTTTTATTGAAAATTTCTAGACCAGCATCAGTCAACACATGCTTATACATCTTTTCAAATACAGCAGGTGGCATAGTGACAATGTGAGCACCGTTGTAGAAGGCACGGGTTACTTTATAAACATCTCTGAGAGATGCAGCGAGAATCTTAGTCCGTACATTTTGTACTCGGTAAACTTCTGAGATAGAACGAACTACTTCTAATCCAGCAATCGAGTTGTCATCTAATCTACCAATAAAGGGGGAGACATATGTAGCACCAGACTTGGCGGCCAGGATTGCCTGTGCTGCGGAGAAGATCAACGTGACGTTGACACGAATCAAATCCTTAGTAAGTTCCTTACATACCCAAAGACCATCTGGAGTACAAGGAACCTTGATTGTTGCTACTGCACCATATTTTTTAGCAAGTCGCCGACCTTCTTCAAGCATTTCCATGGCATTACCACCAACTTCCATGCTGATGTCAGTCAACCCCATCCCTGCAAGTTCAGCATACACATCATCAGGACACTTCCCACTCCTGACCATAAGTGTAGGGTTTGTTGTAACACCATCAATCATACCAGTAGGCAGATGACGATTGATAATTTCAGTGTCGGCAGTATCAAGAAAAATTTGCATGGCAATAAATAACCTTCCAATGTATATAGCATCATACTAAATAAGTTCAGAGTGTGTAACTTACCAAATGAAAAAAGTCCTTTTTGCAGTTGCGATAGTGGGGTCCACAATCGCACTGCCAGCAAAGGCAGACTTGATTCATCGCATGACTACCTCCACCCAACTGACTGTTGATTCTGCGGCATCTCAGGCTACTCGGATTGGATCTACGTATTCTACTAGTGGTAACAACATTACTGCATCCACCTTCGGCGGTCTTACTGCTGCCACTGGTGATAGTGCACTGACTGCCCCCGCCACTATGACGGATGGCACCTATGCCATGACTACAGCAGGTAGTGCTTATAGTTTTTCAGAATCTTTCACTATGGGTGATTCTGTAAATACTGCGGGAACAACTGTCAGCTCAGGTGTTGTACCTGCACTGCCCGCTTTCGGGTCGGTGACGACTTCAAGTGGCGGTGTGGCTGGTAGTCTAGCTGGCACGATTACAACGGCGGGTGCCGTTACTTTGACGGCTGGTGGAGCAGGCACAAGTGCCACTGGCCAATTCGTGTCCGAGGTGACGGTGAAATGACAAATGCAAAAACTAGCACTTGCTCTGGTTGCGATTGTAACTGTCCTTGCAAATGCAAGGAGTGTAAAGTCTGTTCCTGTGGTACCTAATTTTACCCAAGGAAGTATGACTAGTCACACGGAAACAACTTCCACTGTGACTGAAACTATCAACAGCATAGACTATGCTACAGGTTGGACCTATAGCGTGACAGGAAATAATGTTCAACATAATGGAACTAGCATCTCACCTGATGCTGGTTCGACTCCTAGTAATACTTTGAATGGCGTGACATCAACATGGACAGGATTAGATCTGAACAAAAAACCGGACTGGACATTGACAACTCCCGGAGCAGCGTTCCAATTCACGGAACACTACTCAGGTCCGGGCATGGCAACACAGACGATTATACAAAGAACCACAACCATAAACTCGGTCACAGATACTACAAGTATTTTCTCGCAGTAGTTCTTGGTTTAGGTAATATAGCACCTGCCCTTGCCAACACAGATGTTGGTGGGGTGAGTGCTACTGCAAACCCTGTGGCAAATAGTTCGGGTTCGGTGACCAATCAGGCGATCCAGGTATTACAAGGCCCATATATTACCAATCAATATGGTGGGGGTATTGCATGTCAAGGACCCACCATGAATGTAACCCCATTCGTTACAGGATCACTATCCCAAACACACCCATACGAATCGACATTTGATGATCCCGTGTATGACATGAGAGATCTAGACGATGATGGTGCTCCCGATAATCCTGGTTCGATTTTATATTACGTTCCGACAAGAACGGGACAGAAAAATAACAGTAATATATCCCTTGGTTTCAGTGCTACTTGGTCTAAACCAATGGACAAAGAACTACAGGATAAATGTAAAAAAGCAGCAGCAACACAAATTGCATTGCAAGAACAGTTGACTGCTAATAAGAGATTGGATTTTGAGATCGCGAGACTCAAGAATTGTGGAGAATTGATAAAGGCAGGAATCATGTTCCACCCTAGGAGTGAGTATGCGAAGATATGTGAGGACGTTATAGTATTGAATAAGAACTACATCGTACCACACCGTCACTCTATTCCTTCCCCTTCAGCTTCCGAATCGCGTGTGAGCGAATCCGCTGCTGATCTCGGCGGTCCCTTACAGACTCGGGTGGGATCTTCTTCTTCCTCAAAGTAGCAATCTTTTTGATAATCTTTTTGACTGTTGGTTTGACTGCTTTCAGTACCAGATCTGCTAAGGGTTTTGCCAACAGTGCTGACGTGGTAGCAACAACAGCAATACTAGCAGTGGTGGTAACTGATGCTGGAGAGGGTATTGCTTTGACGATTTGATCTGTAATACCAAGATCAACCTTGACAGGTATACACTCCTTTCCAACCAATCTATACTCAGTAATCTTTTTAGCGCCACCATCAGTCAGAGTACCTACAGGTTCTTTCAACTCCTGTGCTTCTGTAGGGCACTTAGGAATTTCTGGAGTTTTTGTTGTTGGAGTTTCTGGTGGTTCTGGTGATGCAACAGGAGGAACTGTCTGATTTTTCTGGTATATCAGATCTTCTTTATTATAATCTAGAGGAGTGAATGACGGTGTGTCTGCATCACAGAACACCCTCACACCTCTAGGATCATCGTCAGGTAAGTTCTGCTGTTTATCATCATCAATGTGTGCCTCTACACATCCAGGCACGTTTACAATCGGAGTACCAATCTGTACGGTTACCGGTGGTGGTGATGATGACTGAACCGATGGTGCCCGTACATTGTTTTCAAATATTCTATTTACATCAGGAATGTCAAGTTTGCGTACCCTAATGGGTCTCAGCTGAATATCAATGGGGTCCATTTTCGCGGACATCAATACCAAGTATATAGTAGACGACATAGAAAACTCCCGCCAGGAGCAGCATGATCGAGAAGATCACACTCCAGACGGGATCGTTATTATTCTCTAATGGTCTAAGTATGAGATTCATCTCACGTCATGCCCACCAAACATTGCTCGCATACCGTTCAGTATCTTGAAAGCGAAAGCCCCCAGGCGACGCGACCCAAAACGTTCAAACAACGCCGTACTAATAACAGGAGTGGGGACACCCAGATCGACAGCGGCATGAACAGTCCAGCGACCCTCACCACTATCGGATACCCCTCCATCGTAGTTATCAAGCTCTGTATTGCCACGAAGTACATCCGCAGTAAGGTCAAGTAACCAACTGCCAACCACGCTACCGCGACGCCACAACTCAGCCACTTCAGCAACGTCAATGTCGTAGCAGTAATCTTCTGGGTTCTCCATAGGGGCGACCTCTGCGTCTCCTGCTTTGACATACTCACTTCCGGCATTTGCTTCGTGAAGAATGTTGAACCCTTCTGCATATGCCTGCATCATACCATACTCAATGCCGTTGTGGACCATCTTGACGAAGTGTCCAGCACCAGGTCCTCCACAATGCAACCAACCATACTCAGCACTGCGAGTATAATCTAAAGGATCAGTTCGTGGTGCGGCACTGAGACCAGGTGCGAGTGCCCTAAAGATAGGAGAGCAGATGGATACTGCACCACTTGCACCACCAACCATAAGACAGTATCCACGCTCCAGACCGTAGACACCACCACTAGTGCCACAGTCAATATACGCGATACCAAGTTTAGATAATCTTTCGGCCCTTTTGCGAGAGTCCTTGAAATTGCTATTCCCGTGATCAATAATGATATCTCCAGAACAACAAAAACGTAATAACTCATTGATAGTATCCTCTACAGTTTCAGCAGGTACAACCATCATGAAGATGCCTGGTTGTTCTGTGATGATAGTCTCTCCAGACTTCTCACCATAGACTGCTTTTTTTTCTTTGACTACTTGAACAAGGTTTCCCAAAGAAGTGGTACATCCACTAATATAACCCTTTTCAAATTGTTCTTCAGCTTTTGCATAGTTGTTTCTGTAACCCCATACTTCAATGTCGGCGTTCATCATGCGGCGAGACATACCCTCACCCATTCGCCCTAGTCCAATGATACCAACTTTCATGATTGAATTTTGTCTAGTACTTCCTGAACAACTTCTTTGATGATGCTAACATCAATCCCCAGGAAGGGTGGGATCATGCCAATAGTTCTAAAAAATCCATCAGCAAATAGTGCTAGGAAAATAATACCTAGAACCATGCTGATCATTGAAGCATTGCGATTATGCTGAGTAATAGCAGCATCAATCATCTGTTGCACTTCCTCCTTTGTGGGGTTTGTCATTTGAGTTGAATGGTTCCCAGTGTTCCCAACCGTATTTGTGAACTGCCCACATACCTAAGATAGGAACGAAGACTAATACCCACGCCATAAGACCCAGAGTATAAGGGTTATTTAGAACCCATGCAGAAACTTTTGCTGCTGTGTGTGCTATGCCGGATAATCCCATGAGGTGATGAAATCAGTCTTATGAACTGGACCCCATGAACCTTCGTGATAAAGATAGGGAGCTGTCCTAACAGGACAATTATCGCCGGTGCAGAGCAATTCGTCAACGATACGCCAGGATTCCAACACTTCTTCTGCGTGAACGAAGTGAGACTGGTCTCCGTTCATTGCATCATACAAAAGTTTTTCATAACCATCTACACCCAACCAATCAGGATAACGATGAGTGAGTGTTGCAAGTTCAACTTTCTCATCTAGTCCAGGAGACTTCACATCAATCTGGATATCAAGGTGAGCATGTGGTTGGAGACGCATCACAATACGTCCAGGCGTCTCGCCATCAAACAATCCCAGTGGAGGTGCCTTGAGTTTGATCACAACCTCTACACACTTGTAGGGCATCTTCTTACCAGTCAGGTAGTAGAAGGGAACTCCCTGCCACCTCCAGTTATCGATGTACAGGTCACCTGCAACAAAGGTTTGGGTATTAGACTCTGGTCCAACTCCCTGCTCCTCACGATAACCTTCGTACTGACCAGTAATAAACTTCTTACCAAGGCGAGTGGCAGAAAGTAGTTTTACTTTTTCTCTACGAACTTCTGTAGCATCCATACGACATGGTGCTTCCATAGCAACCAGTGCCAGGACTTGCAGCATGTGGTTTTGAAGCATGTCTCTCACGACACCAGCAGTGTCATAGTATTGTGAGCGACCATCGCAACCAATAGTTTCAGATGCAAAGATCTGTACTTCTTCTACGTAGTTCCTATTCCAAAGTGGTTCCAGAAGAACATTGCCAAACCGAGTGGCAAGAATATTATTGACAGTATCTTTACCAAGATAATGGTCAATGCGATAGACTTGTTTTTCGCGTAGATATCTGCCCACCACTGACTGTAGATGATTAGCAGATTCAAAATCGTACCCAAAGGGTTTCTCGATAACCACTCTGGAGTGATCTGGGTCATCAAGGAACCCAGCTTCTTTGAGATTGATGATAGCATTCTCATATCGTTCAGGCGGAACTGATAAGAAGTACGTAGTCTCTACAGTTTCATCATGGAGAGCATGCAAACTTTCTTGGCAGTCCAAGTCAGCACATTGAAAGTCCAACCAATGAGTAAAGTCTTGAGGATATTCTCCTAAAAGTTCTAACCATTGTTGCCGGGTGTGCTCACGACGAGAACACCCGACAACCAAAAGATTCTCTGGAAGTAGTTGCTTACGCCACAACTGGAACAGTGCTGGAATCAGTTTTCTTTTACAAAGATCACCGGTCGCACCGAAAATAACGATGCGCTTACTAATGTGCTGTTCCATTTCCATCATAATTTTCGGAGTCATAGTAGACATTTTCACCCTTTCGTAACCCGAAATAGATTGTGGATAATACAAAGGGTATTGCTGTCCAAATAAGGACATCAGAGAAGGTCACGATTTTTTAGGAGGTACAACGGGAGGTTCCCCGGAGGCAGTGTTGGTTCCAATAGTCAGTGGTGCTTGTTCAATACGAATGGTTTGTGCAGGAGCAGTACGTGCTGCTGCTTCAATAAGGCGTTCCATATCTGCCTTACTGATACCACCACCGCCACCATTCATAGCACCTTTCTTAGCAGTTTGAACCCCGAACGTAGCTAAAACCCCAGTAAAAACGGAGGCGATAAATGTCGGATCGAGATCCTGCTTAGGCATCTTGAATGCCTCGGGCAGATCTACATATGCCAGAGTAAGAATACCACCAGACCAGATAAGAATACCCAGACGGACTAGCGTAGACAACGCTGCCATCTTTTCATCAGGATCCTTATCCTCTTCGTCTTTTTTAGGTTTTACTTTGGTTTCAGGTTTCTTTTTACTGAAGGGCAACCAACCAGTCTTTTCTTTCTCGTCCTTAGATGGAGGAGAAGCCGGTTCTTTCTCAGTCATATGCCAGGATAAGTCTGGCTATATTTAGAACGGGACTGCTCCTCCAGTGAGCTTGGCCTTAGGTGCAGGCACCGCAGGAAGGACACCACCAGTAGCATTTGGCAGTCCACCACCGTTGAATTTACCAACGATAGCGTCCTGAACGCCCTTGGTTACTTGTGCTTTGATGTTGTCTCGGATATTGTCACGGTTCACATACACATAACCAGCAGTGCCTACGACACCTACGCTAGTAATGAACGAGAACACTGACATTAGACTAAGAATTTTCTGCATGTTCCTCAATAGGAGTTAGTGTGTACAAAGTTTCTGCACGATTACGAATGAAATTTTGGAAGTGTTGTTCAACCCCAATGGTTGTTTTGTTACCCTGACTTACCCAATCATGACAGAACTCATACACAAGTCTGCAATGATCATTTAGGTGATGAGACAACGCACGAAATACTTCAGCACGAAGTTGCATACGTTCTTCAGAGTATCTCCAGTCATTCATGTCGCTGGGATCCAATAAAGCTTTCCGCATCGAGGACAACGAGAGGTCGTCTGCCATTCTTTTTTATGAAGAGAATTGGTTCGTAATCACCAGAGTTAGCACACGCTTGGTCGTATGCATCCCAAACGTTTAGTCTCTCTGTGTTCTTGCATTCTACACTGAAAGGAAACTTTTGTCTAGCTGCACGTGCCATGATGATATCCTCACCACCTGCACCCATTGATCTAGACTCTACATCCTCAGGGTGAACCTCTAACATTTCTATAAGTTTAGTTCTTACCCACTGCTGTAGTCTCCTACCCTTTGCCTTAGCAGACTGAACCCTCATCACGTAATCTTTCACCTACAATATCTATAACATATTTTGCTATAGTCTTATGACCTTCCACGGAAGGGTGTCCATCGTTGGGTATTTTATCATAACGGAATAGTCCTGAATGTGTACCGTTGAAGTACATGTCATACTTGATGTTAGTATGCTTAGGTCTAATCGTTGTGCTAAAGAGAGATCTTCTTGCTCTTCCCACGGATGCAACGTATGCCTTCATTGCATTGTATACAACACTCTCTTTAGTCCTTCCATATTCGTTAGTGTAAACCCTACTAAGTCCAAAGTTTATCCACTCAGCAAACCGAGGTCCCTCTACATCTCCCCATCTTGATATGCATTTGTCATAAACACTACCATCCTTACGACATTCATGAGAATATCCTAACCACTTTCTCTTTACCTTATCATAAAACTCATTCCTAATAGGAATAGTAGTTTGAAGGAAGTAGAAATCATAAACCTCAGTAGGTGGTTTAGAAAACAACTGCCTCATAATTCTATCATTAGAAGCACCACCATATGATAGGTTTACTTCCTCAGCTCCGAAGTGATCACATACCAACTTAGACCACCTAAAATCTTCTCTCACTACACCTAGACCACCGCCCCAGGTAAATGAGTCGCCATCAAAATAAAATTTCATTCTTTTTTATATTTTTTTATTGACTGTTCCCATTCCTTCAAACTACTTTGACAGTTCGGTGGTTCAAGATACTTTATCCCTTTGATTTTCATCCACTTGTTATACATTGCTTGCATATGCCAGGAAGATGCCAAAGATACGGCACCCTCCCGCAACCTACTAATGTCTCGGGGATTGTTTGTGTACTGTTCGTATTCTTTTCTCCAATCAGTCACTAGGTCTTCCTCCAATAGCATCCCACATATCCTGAACCATATCTCTAGGTTTCACAGTTCGTTCGTGCATATGTGGAT